GGAATAGAAATATGTTTCAATCCATGGACTCTGACTAGCACGATCTTTTGGACGCAGGATAGTACGACGGAATTCATCGCCTTTAATAGCTACGTTAGCAGGAACCTTAATAGGATAATCTTCGTAGTAAATACCACTTTCAACTCGAATGGTAATCTGAAGATCTTTATTTGCATCTGCAAATTCAATCTTTTCATTTTCTTGGAATCCGTATGGAGTTAGTAAACTAGCAGAGATTGTATCAGTTGCACTATCTGGCGTGTATGACACAATACGAGCAACTGCTCTACTTAATACTCCCTGTATTAATTTTCCTGGAGTAATATCTATATTAGTAGGACTTCCTTGATCTACATGCCCTAATCCACCGTTGTTGACCACTACCGAATATAATCCAGAACCGTAGTTTCTGTTTGGGGCTGCACTAGTTCCGTTAGTAATTATATTGGTAATAATATCGAAGCTGGCAGCAACAAATGTACGCATTGGACTAGTAACAGATCCAATTGGTGCAACTCGTGTATAAACAGTCTGATATGAGGTTACTGGAGCAAGTCCTTGTAGTACCTGACCAGCTAGATATTTTGCATAAGAGATGCCAGCTACAGTTTCTAATTGCTGAGTTCCGCTAGCAACCTTTGCACTGGCATTTTTAAAGTATGCACGACCAGCATTAACACTTTGATAGTTACCATCAACTAATGCATCGATAATAATAGCATCGATAATAATTCCAATATCTCGAGAACAAGTTTCGCTATTGTAAATTAAATCAGGCTCTGTTGTATTTAAATACCCAATGACTTCTGCCCTAATATATTCTCTATTAGCATTAAGTGTATCTCGTATAGGAGTATAGGTGCTATTACCTCCAGTAATTGTCACTGACTGAATTATACTATCAGTTCTAACGCCTAGCAATGTATATGAAATACTTTGACGATATGGTCCTAATTCAGTACTAGCCAAATCAATTAATTCTACAGCTTTAGCACAGGCAGCGCCTATTGTAGAGTAAGCATAGGCAAATGCTCGACCTTCTTTGCCTGCAGGGGTATTTGCCTGAGTATCGTCGCCTGACGTGCTAACAAATAAATTAATGTTACTGGCAAAACTTGAGTTGTCTACATAGTATTTTGTAGCAGCTTGTAGATCGTCGGGACCATTTGGTGCGCCAGCGCCGGCTAATGTACCCGGGTGATCAGATAATAATAACGTTCCAGTCATTGTATCGCCTTGGCGACGAACAGTTGAAATACGAGGTAATGCTTCGTTTGAAATCCAGTTGCCACTTAGGGTAATATCTAAATAAGCATCAACAAATGTATTTGACGTTCCACCAGGAATAGTATAGGATACAATAATTTTATTTGTGTCATTTTTAGCGTCGTCAACGGTCGGGTGTACACTAAGTTGACTGTCACTAACATAACGCAGATAATATATAGTACCAACAGTTAAATTTGATGGCTTGTTAAGTGGTACTGATGAATTAAATTTAAACGCAATACCATCTGAGCCGCTGTCAAATCCGTGAGCAGTAATAACAGCATTACCGTTAGCCCATGATGAAATAGTCTTTGTGTAGGCTGTTTGATCAGCGGGTTCATTTCTAACTCGTAGTTGCCCGGCAGCACCGCCACCGGCTTGTTGAATATAACGACGATCAGCGTAGCCCTTATTGATTACAAGTGTATCAATAGTGTAGTTCGTAGCATGTACTGCATTAAATTGTGCCAATGCTGCCGGACTAGGCACCGCAATATTACCAATTGGGAAAGTAGTACCATTGAGTGGTCCACCTAGACTAGGAGAAGCATCAGAGTCAATACTTGAACTAGTTGAGCTAATAACAATTTCGTCTAGCGCACTTGTGTCAATATCAATGCCTGCACCGCCTGATAATGTTTTTGCCAATACAGCATCGCCAGTTGAGTTGGTAATAAAGACTTGATTAATAGTGTAACTAGATGGCATGTCATCAAGATCAGTAGAATTAATCTGCCCACCAGCACCAAACACTGCATACAAATCTGTAAAGTTGTCATTGACCTTACGGAATGCTTCGCGAATACTATCGCCGGTGCCGTCATTACCTTGTACGCCAATATCAATTTGTTGTTTTGCCATTTGTGTTATACCCCGAAACTTGATCCGCAACCACAGGTAGTTGTTGCATTTGGATTTTTAATTGTGAAACTTGCACCCATTAGTTCATCTTTGTAGTCTATTTCAGCACCTGCTAAGTATTGCATACTCATTGCATCTACTAGTACTCGAAAAGAACCCACTGCTATTTCAAAATCATCTTCTGCTTGTTCTTCTTCTATGGTGAATCCATAGCTGAATCCTGAACAGCCGCCACCTTGTACAAATGTACGTAATGCTACCTTAGGATTGTTTTCTTCTGCTAGAATATCTAGTATTTTTACTTGTGCTGAGTTGGAAATTGTTATCATATCAATATTTATCATAACGTTTTGTAACCCTAATGTAAATACATGATGTTCATCACAACCGAAATAGAAACAACACATTACACTAGAACCAGCAAGCTAGGTCGAGAGCACACCTATAACCGCACTCGTACAGTAGCAGTGTTTCGTTGTGACAATTGCGGTGAGGGGTTTACAAGACCTAAAGAAAAGATCAGCCCCAAGAGACTAAACAACAACTACTTTCATTGTTGTGATAATTGTGATGCCAAACGTTTCGCCCAAAAGAAAGGCGTCGAGCGACGCCTAATATGGGATATGCCGGTATCAAGTACTGCTGATATCAGCCGACTCTAGCAGATACAATATCCCAATCAATAATCTTCCATTGATTCTCTAAGTACTTTTTCTTATCGTGTTGATAATCTAACGCCCAGGCATGTTCCCACCAGTCTATTAGTAACACAATATCACTGCGAGTTTGATGATTGACAATGGTTTTGATCTCACCGTTACGTGCTAGATAGACCCAGCCCGATCCCTGTATACCCATTGCTACTTTGACAAACTTTTCTTTAAAGTTATCAAATGTCTTATGGTGCTTGTTGATAAATTCTAGAGCTGCACCTGTTGGAGGATTTGATCCTGTATACTTTTTATACTGTGGAAATAGGATATTGTGCAGATACGCACCTGCTTCGTTGAAATCAGCATCACCTTCCCCTGCATTATAGCGGTCAACGTAGGTCTTAGCCAACTTACCGTAATGATAGTTGATTGTTTCCATGCTGATGCTAGGATCTAAATCCTCTCTGTGATAAGGAAGTTTAAACAATTCCAGGGTCTTTGGGGTATTTGATTCTTGTAACATACTCCACCTGATAAAATTATAGCTCATAGTTATATTTAGTTATAAATAAACACCTAAGGAGGAACTTAAATGTTCAGTAAAATTAAAGATTTCTTGTTTGGCAGCGCCCCAGTTCAATCACCTGTAGCGGCCCCATACAAAGTAGAAACAGCACCAGTTGAAGCGGCACCTGCACCAGCAGTTGAAGCAGTGGTAGTTGTTCCAGAAGCTGTAGTACCAGCAGGAGTAGTTGAGCAAGCACCGGTGGCTGCACCAGCACCTGCACCAACTAAGAAGCCACGAGCACCGGCTAAGCCAAAAGCTAAACCAGCTGTTGTAAAAGCACCGGCTGCTAAGAAGCCACGTGCTCCTAAAGCAAAGTAAGTTCTTTGGCCCGCTTGTGTAATGCAAAGCTGGCTAGGTTCTTGCCTTTACTTTCACACATGAGATCATGTGTGCCCAGAAAGCTCAATGCCCAATCGTTCGTTACTGAGTTCCAGTAAAAGTCCGAATGTGCCCTGAGCTTTTGTTTTTTGTAGCCTTCTGATAATAGTCCGGCGTGATCTGGTGCTAGATCAGTGTCATGATCCACGAGGTAATCTTCACGACTGACACTATAGTGCATAGTAGGCCTAACACCACGCCAACTATCAACCACACGACTGACGCGAGAGTCCATGGGCTGTATGTAGTCACCCGTTTTAATCCAATGGTGATGAATATCAAGTACGATAGGCACCACATCGCTAATAGTAAGACAGTCATCTAATCCCCAAGCGTTTTCTTCGTTTTCAATTGTAATACAATTCCGGGCTTCGGGGGTAAGCTGTTTGTAGGCAGCTCGAATGCCTTCGGGACCGAGTTTACCCGAGATGTGTACGTTGATTTTAAAGTCCTGAAAAGTCTTGCCGTATCCCATCCACCTGACCATATCTGCATGATATTCAAATTCCTCTATTGAACGTTCTACAATACCTGGGTTGATACTTGCCAACACAGTAAACTGACCAGGATGCATAGACAACCTAACACCCCTCTCGCGAGCCAGATCTCCCACGACTCCAAATGCTCTTTCGCAATAGGCTCGGACATCGGGAAGCCGCCAAAACCTGCTCCAAACTGACTGAGTATATACAGGTAGTATATCGCTACTGAGTCGTACCATTCTAAGATTTTCATCGAGTGTACCTACACGTTCGACCAGTCGACGAGTAGCTTCGATGTTACCTACCATTAGGTCCCATAACTTTTGATCAGCTACTTCCTGGCTCTGTCTATTTAACCACGCAACGGTAGTAGAGCCAGTGTTAAGAGCCTTACATTCGTCTTTCTTATCAATACCTTCAACTTGATCAGGACGATCAATCCACTTACAAGCAAAACCAATACGTTTCATAATACACAATCAATAAAAATGGACATAGCATATTATAACACTATGTCCACTAACAGTCAACTTATTTGATATTAATCTAGTAAGTTTTCATTCCATTCACGATGTCCTTCACGGAATGCCATATTGGCTTGGGTTTCACGTACTTCTACACGATAACACCAAAGACGTTTGGCTTCTCCTGGACCCCACATGTCTGGAATGTAAACACCATTCACATATTTGTAAAGCATATCACTCAATGCTTCACAACCTAGTGCAGGCAGGATAACAATCTTAGCCATATTCTTTTCTTGTAGCATTTTGAATACGTCAAGCTGAGGATCATCTTGTGCTACAATAAGTGTATGATCAAATTGATCTTCTAGGGTTTTCTTTAGTTCTTTCAAACCACCATAGTCAGCCGCCCAATTGCGGACATCCAGGTCGTTGGTGCCAAAGTAAAATTTCATACTAAATGAATAGCCGTGAATTAGATTACAGTGACTATCACTTCTCCATTGCCTGTAAGCACAGGGAAATGCATCGTGATATTCTTTTGTCGAAGTGTACTTATAAAGTACGGGTTGTAGATTTGCCATCTCTAGTCTCCTTTGTAAGGTAGCAAGTTTGACGACATGCAGAGTTTGTATACCGGGATGAATGACGTTAAAGTCCGGTTATAGTAATTATACAGTATTGCTACTGTATGTCAACCTTATCGGCTAGCAATAGCACCAAAAGGTAACCATGCACCTGGACTGCCTGGGACTACACATACCCAGCCAATATAGTCTGTAGCCTTTGGATCAGTGTTCCAAACAATATCACCCTTGTTATATCTTCCCTCAGTTGGGATACCGTTATTAGTTTCGAATTTCTTGTTATCAAAACTAACAGCGCCTGCAACTGTTAGTGCTACATTTTCTTGCGGTCTTGCAACACCAATTGTTAATTGTCCGTAGATTGAAACTGGTCTTGTTGTATTATCAACATTACCGATAACAATATCAGATCCAATTTTAAATTCAGCAGTACTACCTGTTTGGATAGCAAATGTATCAGTATATTCTAATCGATTGTTATCAATTGCAAAGTTGCCAATCTCTATTCTGCTAGTAGATATTGTTCTAGTAACTGCGGCATCGCCTGCAACTTGCAGTCCTTTTAACAATCCAACTGTGGTTAAATTACTATCTACAACAGTCTGACCTAAGCTAGTTTTACTCAGAACCATTGCACTATCAATAGAAAAGTATTTTTCAACTGCTAATTCGATGCTATCAGTTGACCAGATACGATCTGGATTAGCTTGATAGACTAATTGATTGTTAATGCCATTCTTGTTTGACCAAATAATACCTTTACCGTAATTGGTACTAGTATCTGTTTCTTTAAAAACTAAGGGACTTGATCGTTGTGTAACTACTTCTTCTGCAAAAATTCTACCATGGAATCGAACATCGCCACTATTTTTTATAGTGATACGGGTCGTATTATCGGTAATAATTTCAAAATGATCGTTTGTAACTGTTCCCAACACCGCAGTATCAGTTTTAGTACTACCCAATACAATTTCAACTTCATTTTCAAGAATGCCAATTGCAGCCTTGGGCGATTCAACATTAATACCGACTCTATTTAAATCACTAGATATGAAGGCAAAGTCACCGAGTGTGGTATTTCCCGCAACTCTTAGACTTTTTAATGTGCCAATTTGTTTTAGATTACTTTTTGTTACTGACGGTCCTAACTCTCCAAAGCTGATTACAGGAGTGTTATTAATTTCATATGCTTGATCTTCGACAAGATTGACACTCATATCAGTCCATAACTTAGACTGTCTAAGGGTTAGGGTCTTGCTTTTATTTCCGCCGGTCCATTTAATACCTCTGCCTTCAACTTCGGCAAAGCTACCTCCGGAAAAGCTAACTGCTTTAGTGGGCTCAACAACGTCAACAGTAAT